ACGCAGTCTGGTTGCCAGGGTACAGGTTGAGCGTGTGCTTCTCGTACTCGATGTAGAAGTACTCGGCGATGCGGATGGTGTTCTCACCGATCCACTGGGCGATGGACTGATCGCCCACGCCAAGGCTCATGAGGGTGCTGATCGGCGCTGCATCGGGGTACAAACGCTCGTACTCAGTTTTGGGGATGTCTTCCGTGATGAAGCACCAGCGGGCATCTGCGCCTGCGGGGTCTTGGATCAAGGGGTCCATGTAGACGCTAAAGCTGTTGCGGATGCGCCCGATCTTGATGTCTTGATCGAACGACTTGTCGTCGCAATACTCGGTCAAAACCCGGATGTAGCCTTCGCCGTAGGACACTTGGTTTTCGCAGGCGGTGTCGTAGGCCACGTCAGCGTCCGAGATGTACTCGATGTGACGAATCACGCCGTTGAACACGTCTGCCATGTCCACATCGGCCTTGTCGTCAGCCGGGATCACCTTGATGCCAGGGCGGTTCATGCGCTGCTCGTTCGTCACTTGGTGAACGTGTTGCGGCAGCTTGTTGATGGTCAGGCAGGGGCGCGCGTTGATCGTCTGGCCTTGCACCGAGCCACGAGTCGCCAACACGTCGGCTGGCCACTGCCAGTTGTTGTCGGGGCTGCCCGCCATAAACCGAAGGTCGTCCAGTTCGTCCTCACGGCTGTCGGAATATGCCGAAATGGCTAGGGTAAACCTAGACCGCATCGTATCGAGCATGTCTTTGCGGTCGGACGCCATTATTTGCCCTTCTTAGGCATGGCCGGCTTGGCCGCAGCGCGTTTAGTTGCGTAGGCGACGGCAACAGCCTGTTTCTGGGGCTTTCCGGCGCCCATTTCGGCCTTCACGTTCTTGCGAAACGCCTCTTTAGAGGCCGATTTGACCAGAGGCATTACTTTTTCCTCGTTTTGGCCGATTCTTTGAACGCCTTGGCGGTCGGAGCGCCCTTGGTCCCCGGCTTGCGCATCTTTTCGCCCGATCCGGCCGCTATGCGGGCCTTCTTGGCTGCGATGTTCGAGTATAGCCCCGGTTTGCTAGCCACAGTTCCATCTCCGCATTGACGCCTTAGCCCGACTTCCCGGTCCCGCTTTTGCGGCTATAGGAGCCATCCGCGCACAGAAGCTGGCCTTGCGCCCCTTGTCAGCGTCGCTCTTGGGGTTGGGCGCTGGGGCCTTCAGGTTGCTGCCCGTCTCGCGGTTGTACTTGGCGCGACCCTTGGCCGTCAGCCCCGCGCCTTGCTTGGCCGGCAGCTTCTCGCCGCGGCCAACCGATAGCGATACGGACTTCTTAGCCATTAGGCGCCCATCCAAGAAGTTGAATTTCCTGCTGGAGAGTACCCGCGCGGGCGGGCCGTGTCAACGCGGCCTTCCCGATGCGCGACGGGGAAAGCGAAAGTAACCGCTACGGCGTCGGCGGCGTCGGGCGAGGCGAGCCCGCGCGACTTCATGTCCTTCTTGCTCTCCAAGAAGATCGTACCCCGGCTGTCGGGCTTCATGAGGGGTCCAATCAGGTCGCTCCTCAGGTAGCGGTCGCTCGGCAGGTGGGCGCTCTTCAGCCATTCGCGCAGCTCGCCCCACATCTCGGCCCGCTTGTTCCCCCACATCGCCTGGTTCTTCGACTTGTTCCCAAAGTTCACCCCCCGCACCTTGTACCGCTGCTCCTTGAGCCGGTCCACGACGCCCGCGCCCAGCCCGCCCTCGTCGATGACCACCAGCGCCGGCTTGAACTCCTCGATAGCCCCGATGACGTGGCCGACCACCTCCATCGTGTCGGCTCCCTTGTACCGCCGGATCGTCACCAGATCGCGGCCCTGCCGCACGGCGATGACCGTGCTGTCGCTGCCGAACCGCGCCGGGTCCACGCCCAGCACGATGGGCGCGCTCGCGTCCTTGTACGCTGGCCGCGCCATCGCGTCGGCCACCAAGTCCACGCCGATGAACTGATCGTCCGACGCGTTCGGGAACTGACCGAACACCTCGACGTGCGCCTGCGCCGACTCCGGCCCGTACTCGTCGATGATCTGCTGGTAGGTCGCCTTGTCGGTCCCCTCGACCGTGCGCGCATCCACGATCTGCGTATCCCAGAACTCCCGCTTGGAGTGGAAGCACTCGTAAAAGTAGCCGCTGTTGCGGCGCGGGTTGGAGAACGCCAACCAAAATCTATGTTGGGTATTCTCCGTAAAGAAGCCCGAGCTGACCGCCCAGATCGTGTCGTCGATGCCGCTGGCCTCGTCGAAGATCAGCAGCACGCCGTCGAAGTTGTGCGTGCCCGCGTACGCGTCGGGGTTCTCCGCACTCCAGAGCTGCGCCTGCGCCGCCCATAGCCGTGTGTCCCGGTTCAAGTCCCGCTTGACCGCCTCTGTCAGCCACTTGGCCGGCACCACTCGGGTGGCGCTGGGCTCGAACCAGTGGCTGTTGATGCTCATGCCCAACCACTTGGTCAGCTCCGGCCACGTCTTGGTCGAGAGCTGGTTCTCGGTGTTAGCCGACACGATGGTCGTGCCGCCGATGCGGGTGGACAGGAACCAGTGGATGACCCACGACACAAGCGCGCTTTTTCCAATGCCGCGTCCGCTCGACGTGGCGTGCCTGAACATCTTGAAGTCCTTGAGCGGCTTGTTGGCTGCTATGTGCGCGCTGAGCTTGCGCAGCACGTCGCGCTGCCACTTGCGCGGGCCGTCGAAGTTAGCCAGCGGCGTGTTCTGCTGGCCCCATGGGTACGAAAACAAAACGAACTTAAGCGGATCGTCCGCCAGAGCTGGGCTCCAGAGCCGCCCCATCAACTCCATCTCCTCTTGCGGGGAGTATTGGGTCTGCTGCATGTTCGATGACCTCGTATGCGCCCTCGACGACGCGCTGCTGCGCCAGTTCCAGTGCGTGCTTAATGGAGATGGTCTGCTCAACGCTGACGTCGATGGCCTGACGCGCCACCCATCCGTGGACGTGCTTGAGGATGTCCAGCGCCGCCTTGGCGTCGCCCGACGCCGCCGCCTGATGCAGTTGGTCAGACGCCAGCATTTCGCCGTCTGCGCGGCCCTTCAGCTCGGCCAGCTCGGCCAGCGGATCAAACTGGCACAGACGCCGGTACTCGGCGGGCAGCAGGCCCGCAGCCAGCGCCAGCGTGTCGCCTTTGAGGCCCTTGCGCGCGGCGCTGTAGATGGCGTCCAGCCGCGCCTCTGTCGCCTGCACCTGCCGGGGTTCGTATGGGAGTGAGCGCCATGTCATTGGGGGACTGTAGACTATTTTGTTGCGGTATGGAAGGCGCATACGCTGGCATCCCAAAAGCGCCAAGCTGCCGAGTCGAACGGCGGCCCCACCACGAGCCCGTGAACGCCTTGCGGTTGGTTCCGCAGCCAGCGTATGCAAGAAAATGTATAGCATGAAACTGTTGGCGGGAAAATAAAAATTGTTTGCAAAAAATGTCTGCGAAAACAGAAATAAAAAATTGTGCGTGGGGGGTGCGTCGGCAACGACAGAAACGTTAGGGCCCTTCCCCCCCCCATGCCCTGCCCGACAAAACCTAATGCTTCCCGGCTAGAGCTGGGCGCTTACGCGCGCCAGCCTATCGCCAGGGCCATGAAGGACAAGACCACTGCCAAGATGATACCGCCGTCTGTTTCCATTGTCGTGCGCCCCCGTTGTTGACAGTCAGACTATCGCACGCCTGGCGATTAGTGTCAATCAATCTTTTGCAGTTTAGCGCGGCAATCGATTGAATATTTAGCGCCGCCCAGGACGTGGACATACAGCGTCCCTTTTGGCGTGCGCTGCACAAACGCGGCCGTTGCCGGCAACGCTGGCAAAAGCAGTTTGACCAAGGCCACCCATTGGCCGCGTGTGATCTGCTTTTTGTCGACCAGGGCGCTTGCGGCTTCCATCAAGTCAATTTGCGTCCGTATATTTTGAGTAGTCAAATGAATGCGCGGCGCCATGCGATTTTCCTCCGTTACGGTCTCAATATATATGAAATCGTAGTTTTCACAAGCGTTTATGGGCAGTTATGGGCAGTTATGGGCAATTGATTGCCCATGGCTAACTATCTGATATTGCGCCATTCAAGGCTCTTTTTTGGAATCATGGGCTATTTTAGACAGCAACTCAATAGAGCTGCTGGAATCGTAGTTTTTCAGCGCACGCGCCAGATTACAGCCGCAGCTAAATATACGATATATAGATTTTTTCTTTTATCTAACTACTATGACAATATAGCCTATAAGCCCTCTAAACCTCATAAAATCAGCGACTTGTGCATGGGCAATCACGTTCCCGTTTGGGTACCCAGACTACCCAAGCCCTAAAAACTACGTTTCTTCGCTTGAGCGCGTATTTTCCGCTTGCCTACATAGCCCATTAGTGTAAGGTATTTTTGTACGCAAACAAGGAACGACGCACATGACCGACACGCACAGCGACGCCGATTTAGCGCAAATCATCAATATGGCCGTGATGGACGCGTTGACCGAAACAGAATTGCAAACCGTGCGTGAGCGTAACGCTTCAGATGAATACGCCG